GGACAGAGGTGAATATCTCGACGGCATCGGTTCTGGTCGTCGGAATAGCCACTTGCTTGCAATTGCTCCTAATGCTTCTAGTGGTGTTATCCTTGCTACAAGTCCTTCCATTGAACCTTTAAAGGCCAATGCATATACACATCGTACTCGTGCTGGTTCATTCCTAGTAAAGAATGTGTATCTTGATGAAGTATTGACTCGTCATGGTATCAATAATGAATCGACTTGGACATCCATTATTACTAATAGAGGTTCAGTACAGCACTTGCCTGAGTTGACAGAAGGTGAAAAAGCCATCTTTAAAACTGCACAAGAGTTGAATCAGACTTGGGTTATTCGCCATGCTGCGGATCGCCAGAAATATATCTGTCAAGGTCAATCAGTGAACTTGTTCTTTCCATCTGGTGTTGAGAAATCATATGTCAATAAAGTACACTTGATGGCTTGGAAAGAAGGATTGAAAGGTTTATATTACCTCCGTACAGAGTCCAAGGCTCGTGCAGAGAATGTATCTGAAAAAGTGGAACGTGTTGCTTTACAAGATGATAACCGTACTATTGTTTATGGTAAAAAGAATTGTCCATGGTGTGCTCGTGCTAAGGAAGAGTTAGAGTTACGTGGTATCCCATTTGATTATATTGATTTAGAAGAAATTGGTAAGTCTGCAAAAGAGGTTACTGGCCGTGATGTAAAATCAGTCCCCCAGATTTATGTTCAAGGTAAATACGTTGGTGGTTATGAGGCACTGATGGCATATCTTGAGAGTGATGTAAAAGAAGTCGGCGAATGTGTCGATGGTGTTTGTGCAGTACCAGAAGTAATAGAAGAAGATAACGAATGTCGCGCTTGCGAAGGATAAAAAGAAACAATGTCACTATTTAAACTATCAACAACATATAAGCCGTTCCAATACCCTTGGGCGGTAGAATTGGCAAAGAAACATGAAGAAATCCATTGGGTCGAGGATGAAGCAGAACTTTCAGAAGATGTACAGGACTGGCGCACTAAACTTACTGCTGATGAAAAGGAATTTATCACTCAGGTTCTACGTCTATTTACTCAGTCCGATGTCCAGGTGGGTGAGAACTATCACGAGTTCCTCATACCGAAATTTAAAAACAACGAAGTCAGAAACATGCTCTCCTCTTTCGCCGCGCGAGAGACTGTACATCAAAGAGCCTACGCTCTATTAAATGATACACTCGGAATGGGTGATGAAGAATACTTTAAGTTCATGGAATATAAAGCCATGGCCGATAAGATTGAATTCATGAAAGAAGGCAAGACAAACACTCAGTCTGATTTGGCTCTCGTCTTGGCACAATCCGTATTCAATGAAGGTATGTCATTGTTCTCATCCTTTGTGATGTTGTTGAATTTCCAACGTTTCGGTAAAATGAAAGGTATGGGAACCATTGTTGAGTGGTCAATCCGTGATGAAACAATTCACGTCCAGGGCAATGCAAAATTGTTCCGTACTCTATGTGATGAACATCCAAAGATTGTAAATGATGAATTGAAATCAAAGATCTATGAGATGGCTAAACAAGCCGTTACATTGGAAGATAAGTTTATTCAACTAGCATTTAATGGTAGTGATGTGCAAGGTCTAAGTCGTGACGATGTGAAACTCTACGTCCGTCATATTGCAGACCGTCGGTTGTTACAGCTTGGTCTAAAACCAAAATTCAAAGTAAAAGATAATCCACTGCCCTGGTTAGATTGGGTATTAAATGGCGCGTCTCATGATAACTTTTTTGAGAAACGTGTCACTGAATACTCTGTAACTGGGATGGAAGGAGACTGGGGCTGGGAGGAAGCTGCATGAGCCAAGTAAAGGAATTTAGAATAGAGTGTGAAGAATGTGATAATGTCACAACTATTTTATCTGAATATACCACTGATGAACCTGCCTTCTGTCCTATGTGTGGTCGTAGACAAGATGCAGAAGAAATAGAGGAAGAAGAATACGATGATAGTTGATCTTCTTTTCTGGGCCTTACTTGTGTATGCACTCATTCAGTTGGGTGCATTTATCCAACGAATGAAATACGAAATGGAATTAGATGATGATGAGGAAGAAGAAGATGAAGAACCAATTGAAGTTGTAGCAATGATTGAATATCATAATGGTGTTATGTACGCATATGATGAAAGTAAATTTTTAGGTCAAGGTGAAACAATGGAAATTCTTGAACAGCACATTGTATCAAGAGTTAAAGATCTATATAATCATAACGTCAGAATTATCATGATGACGGAAGATAAAGATTTAATTACTAGATATAATCTAACCCCAATTTAAGCTTGAAATATATAGTTCCATGTGGCTATATAATAATCAAGAATTTAAAGAAACACCAGAAGAATTTCAAGGCTTCGTATATTGCATAACAGAACTCAGTACTGGTATGATGTACATAGGCAAGAAATTCTTTTGGAAACCCAAAGTCCTTCCTGTCAACAAGACACGAAAACGTAGAGTCCGAACCAGAGTAGAATCTGATTGGCGTAACTACTACGGTTCAAATAAGTTCTTAAGGCAACTTATTGAAGCAAACGGCAAAGATAACTATAAACGAGAGATCCTTAAACTGTGTAGATCAAAGGGCGAATGTTCTTACTACGAAGCCAAGCTTCAGTTTGAATATGATGTACTATTGAGTCCGAAGTATTATAATGAGTTTATTGGTTGTAAGATCAACGCAGCACACTTGAAACTTGCCATTGAAGATGGTTTGGATTTGTAATACTTTTTAATTATGCAAATAGTTGTTTACATTCGTGTCTAGATGTGATATAATCTATATACTTACCCGGAGGAAATAGGTATACCATGATTATTTTTGACTACAACGCAATTGCCCTGGCCGCAATTATGGCCAACAAAGTTGTTGAGCCTAACCTAGCCCGCCATATGATTCTAAATACTATTAGAATGTATCGGCAAAAATTCCCCAAAAAAGACTATGGTGATACCATCATCGCCTGTGATGCTTCAGGTAATTGGCGTAAAGAAGTTTTTCCTCAGTATAAGGCAAACCGTAAAAAGAGTCGTGATGCATCATCATTCGATTGGGATGCAGCATTTGAAATCCTTAATGAAGTGCGCGAAGAACTTCGTAATAATTTCCCCTATAAATTAATTCAAATCAATGGTTGTGAGGCCGATGATATTATTGGCACCCTTGCTTATAATACACAAGAATTTGGTCAATTCGAAAATGTTGTAATCATCTCTAATGATCATGACTTTGCTCAACTACAAGTTATGGATAACGTTAAACAATTTGGTCCATTACAGAAAAAGTTTATTGTAGAGAAAAATCCCAAACTTAAATTGCTCACCCATATCTTTAAGGGTGATGCAGGCGATGGTGTACCTAATGTATTATCAGGTGATAATGTATTCGTCGAGGGTACGCGTCAGACACCGGTAAGCCAAAAGAAATTGGATGCCATGATAAAAGACCTTGATGATGGTGAATTACTTTATGCTGCTTCGTGGTATCGTAATTACCAGCGTAATCAACGGTTGGTTGATTTGAAATATACACCAGATCATTTGCGTAAGGAAATCCTTACTGCATTTGAAAAAGAGCCAATTGGTAAGGGCTCACTAGTCTTACCGTATCTTATAAATAAAAAATGTAAGATGTTAATTGAATGTGCATCGGAGTTTATGTAATATGGCAACAACATTATTGATTCATGAAGTTATTGAACTTGTGAATAAACAGAAAACTAAAGCAGATAAGATTAAAGTGCTCAAACAACATGAGTCTTGGGCACTTAAAGATATTATCAGGGGATCAATGGATACTACATTGAATTGGAATTTACCTGTAGGTACTCCACCTTATACCCCCTGTACACCAGAAAGCACACCAGCAACTCTATTACGAGAGAATACAAAGTTCAAATACTTTGTTAAAGGTGGTCCTGGTACCAAACTTCCATCCTTCAAAAGAGAACAAATGTTTATTGGGATAATTGAAAGCGTACATCCACAAGATGCACTACTTGTAATTGATATGATAGCTAAGAAAACACCTAAAGGCTTGACTCGACCATTAATAAAGGAGGCGTTCCCCGGTCTACTTCGTGATGATTAATTTTCAACAATTAACAGGAGACCATATCCATGGTATTGAATCAAATCGAACGTTTAAGAAAAGATTATCAAGAACTCGGTATCTATGCTAAAAGGCTAGAGAAGAGAGGTGATTTAGAAAAGATGCAGAGAATACTGGATAAACAAAAGTTCTTAAATCAAAGAATTGAAGCAAGTCAACTACACTAAGGTCTAAAATAGGAGTTTACATCCCTCTCGTTTTGTGGTATAATACATACTATGGAACAGAGGGATTTTATATTATGAATGTTTTTATATTAGATAATGATCCAATCATTGCGGCGCAGTTACAGTGTGACAAACACGTTGTAAAAATGATTGTAGAATCTGCACAAATGCTTTCAACAGCACATCGAATGCTTGATGGTATTATGTCATTTGGTCCATCCAAGTCAGGCAAACGTACCGTTGCACACTATCGCCATCCAGACGCAGGTATGGACAGTGTATTATACAAAGTTGTTCATGCAAGTCATCCCTGTACCAAATGGACAATGCTTAGTGCTTGTAATTACGAATGGCACTACCAACACTTTATTGCACTATGTGATGAGTACCAGTATAGATACAATAGACAACATAGTACAGATGCGTTATTGCGGTCAAAGTTAAAGCAACATCCTAGGAATATTCCTAAGCAAGGCCTTACACTA